GCTCCCAGCGAACCGCTTTCTATTGAAGAAAGCATAACTAAAGCTTATGAATCTGTGGTTGAGAAAGAGACAGCCCCAAAATCAGAAACTGATAAGCCGATTGAAGAGCCTGAAGAAAAGCCTGAGGCTGGAAAAGAAACGCTAGAAGCGGCGCCTGCCGAAGATGGGAAGGCCGCAACAGAAAATCCAGCTGACCCGGTAAAAGCCGAATATGCCCAGATTGAATCAGCACTAGCCCCAATGACCTCTATGCTGCAGCAAAACGGCGTTTCAAAAGCGGAATATGTCAAAAACCTAGTAGCTGCCGACCAATTGTTGCAGCGTGATCCGATGCGGGGATTGACTGAAATTGCCGCTTTATATGGTATAAATTTGGCTAATTTGTTGCAACCGAAAGACCAGCAGTCGCCCGATAAGCAAGAACCGCAAAAGAAATTAGACGAGAATTACCTTGACCCGGCTATTCAACCATTGGCATATAAGATTGAGAAGCTTGAGCGGGCGCAGCAAGAGGAAGCATTGCGTCGCCGGCAAATTGAGCAAGAAAAGCTAGTTGCCGAAGTAAACGATTTTGCTAGTAAACAAAAATATTGGTCAAAAATCGAACAACAAATTATTCCGTTGGTTTCCGCGTTAAAAAAATCAAATCCACGCGTTTCCAACCAAGAAATTCTGAAAGAAGCATACGAAATTGCTTGTTTTAGGAATCCTGAAGTTAAAGCACAATTGCAGCAAGAAGAGCGGGCAAAGCAAGTTCAGCAAACGAACGCTAAATCTCAGGCTGCAAAAAGGGCAGGGGCTAGTGTGACTGGAAGCCCGTCAGGAAAAGTTCAGTCATCCCTAGATGGGCGCTCCATCGAAGAAATCATGTCAAAACTTTATGACGAGTCCGTAACTGGTCGCGTCCAATAATTAGGAGTTAAAAATGGCTAGTCCAAATATTTCGGAAATAGTCACAACGACCATCCAAAATCGAAGTGGGGTTGTGGCTGATAACATGAGTAAAAACAATGCTCTTTTGTATCAATTAAAGAAAAAAGGGCGCATTAAGAAGTTCTCAGGCGGGGACGTCATCTTACAAGAATTGATGTACGCTGAAAATACAAACACCCAGTGGTATAGTGGCTATGACGTTTTAAGCACGGTAGCACAAGACGTGTTAACATCAGCACAATTCAATATTAAACAGGCCTCGACCGCCGTTGTAATGTCCGGATTGGAACGGTTGCAAAACGCCAGTAAAGAGCGGATTATTGATTTAGCCGCCGCCCGCGTTCAAAACGCTGAGATGTCTATTCAAAACTTAATCGCCTTGGGTTTGTACAGTGATGGCACGGCGAATGGCGGAAAACAAATTGATGGATTAGCTGTTGCTGTTCCGGACGACCCAACTACCGGGACTTACGGCGGTATCAACCGAGCAACTTGGTCTTTTTGGCAAAGCAAAAAATACAGCGGCCTCACTGACGGCGGCGCGGCTGTATCGGCAACGAACATTCAACAATATTTGACCAGATTAATTTCGCTTATATCCTTGGGAACCCCTGAGGGAAAACCAGATTTGGCGATTGGGGATAACAATTATTATAACTTCTTACTTGAATCTATGATTCCCATCCAGCGGGTTACGAACGCAAGTATGGCAAACGCGGGCTTTGAAAATATAGAATTTCAAGGAATCCCAGTTGTTAGGGACGGTAATATTGGTGGCGGAGCCGGTACAAACCATATGTGGTTGTTAAACACCAACTACATTCACTATCGCCCTCACAGCGCACGCGAATTCGTGCCGGAAGATCAAATCAATTCTATCAACCAGGACGCAACCGTTCAATTCATCTTGTGGGCTGGGAACCTGACAATGTCAGGATCACGCTATCAAGGTGTGTTAATCGCTTAATCGAAGGAGATTTTTATTATGGCGAATTATACCCAAGTTGAACCACGTTTGGCGATGCAAGACATTCAAACGACAGATACGGTTCAAAATCACAAGCTTGGCACAATTATAAAGGCCGAGCATACCCCTGCTAGTGGGACATCTTATGGTATGGGCGAGTTTATTTATTTAAAAGGCGTTGCGAACACGGTTGTAGGATCGATGGTAGATTACGACCCGTACCTAGGCACAACAACTTTATCACCAGCTACCGGCGGTATTGGTCCTGTTGCCGTAGCGATGTCTGCCAATGTAGCTAACCAGTATGGTTGGTACTGTATTTTTGGCGTAGTCCCAGTAAAGGCTCCGAATGCTATGACGCCAGGTGCTAATGTTTACTCATTAGCGGCAACCCCTGGATCGGTTGATGACGCGCAGGTTGACGGTGAACAAATCTTGAATGCCAAGGTTACCACCACAACAGGCACCCCATCAACAGGTTTAGCTTTAATCAACATTAATCGTCCTTTCCATCAAGGGCAAATAGTTTAGGGAGTTTTAAAATATGGCCGATCTTTCAGGTCAGGGAAAAACAAAACTGATTGTTAAATTTTATGAGCGGGCAGTTCCTCAACCTTCTTTATCGATTCAAAATGGCAAGCCTGAATTTAAAACTGTTGTTTATTGTCAAATAATAACACCCGGCGCGTTAACAATTGTTGACAGGCCAATGTATCCTAATGAAGACGAATTAAAATATCCCGATGCCTGGGCTGCATTTAAAAACGGAAAACGTCAGGAAATGGACGGAACACCGCTTGATAAATGGGCTGGATCGCGGCTTGACATTTCTGATATCAAACAATTGGAAGCCGTGGGTTATTATACAGTCGAGAGCGTGGCGGGAATGCCGGATTTTGACATTGGAAAAGTTCGCGGCGGCCATGATTTGAAACGCCGGGCACAAATGTTTTTGGAAGCGGCAAAAGGCTCCGGTCAAACAGATAGATTAATGGCCGAAATTCAGCAGGCAAAAGAAGACAGCAAAGCAAAGGATGACGTTATTAAATCAATGTCTGAACGATTAGCTGTTTTAGAGGCTGCAAAAGAAAAATCATCAAAACCGCATCGCGCGGCTTAAGGAGTGAATTATTATGGCAACAACAAAAGCAGGCTTTGCTAGCGGCCTGGTATTCACGCCGCCATTGGTGGCGCAGTGGATGCCGCGCCCGGTTGTAGTTGATATAACACCAGCATCTGTTTCCGGAGCTGGCGTTGCAGAAGAAACCTACACAGTATCCGGCGCAACAACGAAAGATGCGGTATTTGTTTCACCGTCAGACATTACGGCCGGTGTTGGTGCCGCTTACGCCAGGGTTACCGCGGCTGATACGGTAGCTATTGGTTGGGTAAATGCAACAGCCGGGGCATTAACCCCAGCAGCCGGGGCGTACAAATTTATTCTAATTAAGGCCCAAGAATAGTGTCTTTATTGACAATTATTCAAAACGTCATGTTGGAAATTGGCTTGCCAAGACCGACAACCGCTTTTACTTCAGAAGACAAAAGCGTGCGTCAAATCATTGCCCTTGCCAATCGTGAGGGCAATGAACTTTATAGTTATAATGACTGGGCGGTTTTACAAAAAAGATCAACAATTACGTTGGTTGCAGGTCAGTCTGTTTATAATTTACCTTCCGATTTTGGTCGCATCATCAACCGCACCTTATGGGATACATCGAATAGATGGCAAGGGTTGGGACCAATGTCACCGCAGGAGTGGGAATTTATAAAATCAGGAATTACAAACGTCACTATACGCGTTCGGTGGAGAATTTGGGGCGTCGGTGGAAATACGTTAACAATTGACCCTGTGCCGGGGGTTGGCGACGCTGGGCGAGTTTTAGCTTATGAGTACATAAGTAAAAATTGGTGTCAATCATCCGGTGGAACTGGGCAAAGTTCCTGGGCTGCAGATACAGACACAGGTATATTGTCGGAAGACTTGATGACATTGGGCGTCAAATGGCGGTTCCTGGCTGCCAAACAAATGGCTTATGCCGACGATATCGAGGCCTACAAAACCGAGCGCAAGAACGCAGCAGCGCAAGAGAAGGGTGCTCCCACTTTATTCACCAATTCACAAGGCTTGTATGCAGGTGTCCCCTATCCTAACCATTCTGAGGGGAATTTTGGCTAAAAATGGCAATAACGCAAAGACAATCATCGCGTGGAGGGGTAAATAAATCATATCCTATGCCAGTCGGCAGCACGGGTTGGAACCGTTTTGACCCATTAAGCCGCATGCCTGAAAGCGATGCGATCGTGATGGATAATTTTTATCCAAACCAAGGATCGACTGATTTACGTAATGGCTATGAGGTTTGGGCTACGGGCATGGGTGGGGCTGTAGAAAGCCTTTATGAATGGTCTGGTGCGACTTCAAGAAAGTTGATTGCAGCTGCTGGTGGGAAAATATGGGATGCCACCCTAAAGGCAGCAGCGACGCAGCTGAAATTGGGCTTTACAAACAACAGATGGCAAGGGGTTAACTTTAAAGGTCGTTTGTTTTTAGTTAATGGGGCGGATGCTCCGCAAGATTTTGACGGGACAACGGTTAATTCCACCGCATGGACTGGCCCTGCGTCAATTAATTCTCTGGTCAATGTTAACAGTTATCGAAACCGATTGTATTTTGTGCAAGGTAATACCGCTAAAATATGGTATGGAGGAATAGAAGCAATTACCGGCGCTTTAACAGAATTTGATTTATCTGCAGCCGGCCGTATTGGCGGGTCATTAATGTTGATGGCGACATGGACGCAGGGAACGGAAACTGGTGCCAATGAATTTTCTGTATTTGTCATGGACACCGGTGAATGTTTGATCTACAGAGGCGCTTATCCGGCAGCGACGGACTGGTCATTGATCGGTCGTTTTAAACTTGGTACCCCAATGGGAAGGCGATCTGCTTTTAATACGGGGTCACAATTGTTGTTAATTACCAACACCGGCGTTGAAGA